GATTTGCGGAAATTATTTGGATGAAGACACCGAAGGAGAAAATTATGAGAATGAGAATTGTGGGTGTTGTTATGTTGAAGCAGGGATTATCCCCGAATGGATGGGTCATTCCTATTACGCCAACGATTATCTCAAAGATTTCTCCCCCAAAGTGTTAGAAGAATACGGGTATGATAACCCTTGTGATTGTGGGGATGAGGAAGGTGATGCAGAATGAAGTATATTCATTTCAATATATTAGATAGGGTTCTATGTGATGCAGAAGCAGAACCCGTTCCAGAAAAATTGGCAAACACTAGAAGATTGTGTAATGATTGTATTCAAGTTATATGGAAGGAACAGTATAGTAGAAGTCGATTTTTTCCCCAAGAGTGGGTAGAAAAAGTTGATACACAAACGGAGTTATTACCACCTAAAAAAATAAAACCATTAGCGTATTATTTAAAATTAAAGGAAGTACAACTATGGGAGTAAAAAGATACCGGTATATGGATGGTGAAAAAGGTGATGAACAATACCTAAAAGCGAAAGATGAGGAATCAGAAGCCGTAACCATGTTTATGCACAATCTAATAGAAAGGGCTGAAATAAAAGCAAGTAAATATAGAAATATTGCTTTACTTTCTAATGTCTGTTGGATTTTAGTATATTATTGGTGGTGAAAGTATGAGCAATGACTCAGTAAATAATTGCCCTATTTGTAAAGAACCAATGAAATTAATGAAGGGAATATCCCATAAATCCCGTTATGATGACGGTGTTTCAACACAATACCATTATTGTGTTCATTGTAGTGAAGAAAAATGGAAAAACAAGGAGAGTGAATAAAATGGTAGAAGATACAGATATAGATGATATAATAGAAGAAGATGTAGGGAATATAATGAATGTAATAACAACTGATGGTTATTATATTCAAGCCCAAGTAGTAAAGGTATCATGCCCTGCTTGTGGTGAGGAATTTTTAGGAACTAAACGCCATGCTGGTGGATTTATTGCAGGTCATATAGCCTTTCATGAATTTGAAAATACCCGCGACACAATAGTAGAATCAATGGGGGGAATATAATTGGTTTCGTGGTCGTTTGAAGAAAGAACAATGTTATATGAATTAGATAATGATGGACACCTGATGGTAATTAGGAGTGAAATAAAATGAAAGAAAAAATAAAAATAGAAGAAGAAAATAAAGCAATGAAAGATTTTGATTGGAAGAATCACATTAGGGATGTGTATAAAGATATGAATAAAATCAATGAAGGTGGTGTTAATTTTATTAGCCCTTGCCAAGATAGTGAAGTATTTTTAACATCAATTTGGAATATGTCTATGGATGTATTAGATGGTATGGAAGTGCAAGTAGTTATTGACGACAAAGATGATTTGTATATCAGTAGTGGTTCAGCATCATTTGTATCTTTTGAAAATCATGAAGATGAATTAGTAAATGGTGCGCCAATGAGAATACCAATTAAATCATGGATTCATACCCATCCATTTGGTGAGGCTTACCTTAGCGGTACAGATTGGAAAACAGTAAAGACATGGCAACCTATTATGAAAAGTGCTATTGTGTTAGGTGATAATCAATACCTTGCGGTGAACATGGATAATGCTAGATACGAAAAGGGAACTTTTTCAGCAAAGAAGGTTTACTATGGATTATTAGAACAAACTAATTTTGGTGATGTAGAACCTATGATGGAAGGTGAAGAATAATGGATAAACAAGAATTATTAGAAAACCATGCTAATATTGGTAAGAGCATTAAATCTTTATTCAAGGATAATAAAGAACTAACAGATTTAGTCTGTTACATGAGAAAGTTATTAGATGAGTGTTTACACGAATCAGATGAGGGCGACCTAGTTCCTTTAACTAACGACAATAAAAAATTAAATAGAGCATTTGAAATTATGATGTTAGTTCAACATGAAAAGGATTTAAAGAAAGAAGAAAAACAAAATGTAAAATTACAACAACAACAACAACAACAACAATTAGGAGAATTTTAAATGACTACATTAACTGAAGAGAATAGCAGACAAACAACATTAGAAGAATTTGGATTATTTTTATACTTAAAGTTTGGAGATGAAGAATAATGGTGGTTAGAATGAAGAAATTTATTGCAATATTATTTGCATCAATTCTATTAGCAGGGTGTTCCATTCCTGACCCTGAAGAAGTATTTGCTGAAGAAAAGGAAGCCCCTAAAGAATGGATTAATATTAATGGGTCATTTACTTATTTAATTAATGATATGAATAATTCTACACAAGAAACTATTTGGATAAATGTTAATAGTTCTCATGGTTTAATTGAGTTAGATAGTTTCCAATATAATATTACACATCTAAGTTTTGAAGTAGTGAATAATACAGTTTATTTTCATAACTATACATATGTTGTATCGGGTTATCTTGAACAAAATAATTTTATGTGGAATATTGGATATGCACCTAATTTTGGTAATGCAAGTTTAATATTTCCAACCTTTCCATTTGATGTAACTATTTATTACAATGTTAATTATCGTATATGGAATGGTCAAGAATGAATAAGAAAGCATTGACTGTTCATTTTCCTGCACCATTACCAGCAGAAATACCTTGCCCTATTTGTGAAGGCAATAAATGTAAGGTTTGTGATAAAACAGGTAAGATGAAATTAGTAGTAGATGCTAAAGTACCAATACAAAGAAATCTTATTATAAAATATATTTCTAATAATTTAGAACATATAGCAATAGAATTATCTAGACAGTATGGTTTAGTTCCTGAAGTTAATACTGAAGAAATATTTGAGTGTGATGAAGGAACAACATATGAAATTGCAAAGATAAGTAGTTTAGGTGGAGTGATATGGATAGCAAGCAGATTAGACAAATTAGAATCTCCTAGATATTTTAATAGTGTTAAAGAATTAACTCGATTTAAAGAAGGGTGGTTTACATGAGTGATGATATGGATATAATAGCAAGAGTACCACGAAATGCTACCACTGAACTATTAATCAAAACAGGAACTTTTTGGAAAATTGAAGTGGTAGATATTAGATGGTATTCTGATGGTAAACCAACAAGAAAAGGAGTAAGAATAAATATGGATGAATTGCCTACTTTAATTAAGGCACTTCAAAAAATTAATAATAAAAATGAGGCAAACAAGGATGAGTCTGAGTAGATTATCAAAAATGTGTGAAGCAATAGAAATAACTAATAGTTTCAAAGATAAAATTAAAATTATAGATGAATCGTTGAGTTCATTTTCTAATCCTAAATTAGTGTTAGATATTCTAACTCTAAATTTAGAAACTAATTCTATTGGTAATAAACGAGCAATAACTTGGGTTGCTAATGCTTTAGAGTTGTTTGAAGAAGAAGTTAAAAGTCAAGAAGAAATATGGGGAGATATAGGAGAAGGACTGTATCAATATTTACCTAGTAAAGAAGATAGTAAACTTTCAATTAAAGAAGTTTATTCCTTATTATTATTAGATTGTTCTAGTATTAACAGTAATTCATATGTTATTTTTGCTAGTGCAATAAAAGATATGTCTGATTTAGAGATTAAATGGTTTATTAGATATTGGTTAAGGATTCCTAGAAATAGAGTTTCATATTCAATTGTTGTTAAGGCAATAAATAAAAGATTTCCTAATAATGATGTAATTAAATTATGTAATATACAACATGTTTCAATAGTATTTTCTTATTTAGAATCAGGTAGAACACCACCTACTACTATACAAACAGGAATGTTTCTAAAACCATCATTGGCTAAAACTTATAATTCTAATTTACCTTCAGAATATATTTTAGACATAAAGTATGATGGTAATAGATATCAAATACATAAAGATAATAAAAATGTTATGATTTTTAATAGAAAAGGTAAACTTGTAACTCATCAGTTTCCTGATGTAGCAGAACAGGTTTCACACTTCAATGCCAATAGTTGTATTTTAGATACTGAAATATATCCCATAATTAAAAATGGTAGTATAGACCCTGCACCACACAAGAAAATGGCGGCAAGGGTACATTCCAAAGATAAACAAGAAGCCTTGCTTAAATGCCCAGTTAAAATGGTAATTTTTGATATTATACAATACATGGGTGAGTTATTAATTGACGAACCATATAGAATAAGGTTATCACATCTATTGGATTTTCCAATAGAAAATAGAGTATGGAGTTTTGATATAGATACTTCGATTGAATCAGCATATAACATTGCTATTAATAGAGGATTTGAGGGTATTATGATTAAAGATTTAAATGCCCCATACAAAAGTGGTAGGAGTAATAATATATTGAAACATAAACCTTCTAGAATAGAATTAGATGTAGTTATTACTTCTGCTGAATATGGTAAAGGTAGAAGGACAGGTGTGTTTAGTTCATTTGGAATTTCAGTAAAAACTGAAAATGGATATGAAAGTATAGGTAAAGTAGGCACTGGATTATCAGATAGTGATTTGCTACATCTAACAACAGAACTTAAGAAGATAATAGATAACTATTCTTCGGATGTGTATTATGTATTACCTAGAATAGTTTTAGAAGTTAGATGTGATTTAATATCACAAGATTCTAATGGTAATTATGGATTAAGGTTTCCTAGAGTAGAGAGAATTAGAAATGATAAACACCCATATGATTGCAATACTTTAGAAGATGTTAAAAACAATAGGTAAAATATTAATTACCTACAGCCAAAGGCAAGTATATGTTAGACCGGAATGTGGTTCTTGGTATTTGTTCAATAATAGCAAAACCCACAGTATCAATTATTAAAGCCGAAAGATATAGTATGGGATATAGAGTTAAATTATCAATAGTATTTAGAAGCAATGCTGAAAGGTTGTTGGCACTTCAGCGTTGCTTCCTTCAAAACAATATAGAAAGTAAATATAAAATATCTGAATCAAAAAGTAGACAAAGACCTATTCTGATTATATCTAAGTTAAATGATATATCTAAATTTGTAGAAACATATGATATTGTTTCAGTATCTTTTAGTGATAATTGGGATATATTTATTAATGTTAAAAAATTAATAGGAGAAAACTCACATAAAACTATGAAGGGTCTTGATGAAATAATAGAATTAAAGGGGTATTTAATATGAAGTGTGTTAGATGTAATCTAAGAAATACTTCATCAAATAAAGACATGTGTAACATGTGTTATCTAAATATATTAGATAATAAACCTAAAAATAAAGTTGATGATGTAGAGATATTAGAATATCATATTCACAAGGCTCTTTGGGATGGTTGCAACGATTGTGGTTGTAATGATTTTTATTGTGATGCAGGTATAAAAGAAGAAAAAGAAGTTAAATGGTACATATTAAAAGTTCGATGTCCCAATTGTAATAGTAATTATGAACAAATAATGGAAGTAAGAATAAATGAGTTTAATAAAAATAAGCAAAGAACACATGAGCAGTAAGCCACTAATAGTTTTAGGCAATACTGCTATGGATAAAATGAAAAGAGCAAGAAGTTTTGTTTCTGATAGTCCAATAGTAATGTATGCCAATGAGTTTAATATTGTAGACAATTATAGTATTCCTAAAGATAGAGGAATTATAATAGATGAGATGCACTTTAAACCAAATAATGATTTAATTAAAAAAACTATATTAGAATATGCAGGACAAGTAGTATTGATTTCTGATAGTAAAAAAGCAGTGTTGCCTACAATATATAATTTATGTGATATGAAAAGACCAACGGAAAAAATAGATGTGAAAAACATTTCACCAAGAGCAGATGAACCTGTTAATTATGAAGTAGATATGTTCACTTTAGCAAGAGAATATTTAACTAATAGAGATAGAGATGAAGTTGCATTAAAACTTAAGATAAATACACCAGCAGATAATCAATTATTATCTTGGATTGTTCCTAATATAAACCCTAACAAAATAGCGTTTATAGATAATAATGTTAAAAGACGCTGGAACAGTTCATATTTTTATGAGTTATTAGCATATTCTCATAATGGTAAACTAAGTGCTAAGATGGTTATGCCTACCAGAAGGAAATATTCTAAGTTAGGTAGTATCGCTAGTAGATTAGGATTAAGAAGGCATGAAACTTATTTGATTCAAGACCTTCTTAAAAATGAAGAATTTAAAAAATATGCTATGACTAAGTTAAATAATTCAGAATGTAGATTATTAAAACTTGGTGAAAAGAAAGTTAGAAAAATAGATAATATTGTTTTACCTACTCCAACATTAGACAAGTGGTTATAATGGCAAGTCATAAAAAACACCAAGATAGAAAAAAGGCTCTAATAGAGTATGGAGAAAAACATATTAATACTACTCTAGATTTTAATGAGATAATGATATTCATTAACACTTATAAAAATAATAGAGGTAGATTACATAGAAAGGTTAATACTAATAGACAAGTAATATATAATTTACTATTAGGAATGGATGAATTTAAAAAAGTAAAAAAAGGGTATTGGAAATATATACCTATTAAAAAAAATGAGGAATAAAAATGAGTGAATTATGGACAGAAAAATATAGACCAACAAAACTTAGTGGGATTATAGGTCAAACTAATTTTGTGTTGGATGCAGAACATTGGGTTTTGAATAAAGAAATGCCTAATGTTTTATTGTATGGTGTTGCAGGGGTTGGTAAAACAGCCGCCGCAATATCATTAGCAAATGGGATATTAGGTAATGATAGGAAAAATAACTTCTTTGAGATTAATGCTTCTGATGATAGAAAGTTAGAAACAGTAAGAAATAAAATTAAAGAGATTGCTTCTACTAAAAGAATTGGTGATGTTCCATTCAAAATAATACTATTAGATGAAATGGATGGTATGACTAAAGATGCACAAAATGCATTGAAGAGAATCATGGAAAGATATTCTGATAATTGTAGATTTATTATTACTTGTAATGATAGATATAAAATTATTAATCCTCTAATGTCGAGGTGTGCTAATTATAATTTCAAGCGACTTAATACTAAAGATATGAAATACATATTGACTGATATTCTGTTAAAAGAAGATGTTAAAACACATTCTGATGACCAATTAGATAAGTTTATTACCTATTTGCAGGGTGATTTAAGACGAGGAATCAATGAATTACAGGCATCGTCAGCAAGCCAACGGACTCTTCAATATCAAATAGATATGAATATGAAACCATACTCTGAAATTATAAAAATGATAAATGAAAATAAATATGAAAATGCTTTAGAGAAGGTTCACACTATGATTTATAATTCTACTGATATGAAAACCATATGTATTAATTTACATACAACAGTGTTAGAAACTGAAAGTGATTTTAATTATAAATTTAAGATGCTTCGCATTATTGGTGAAGCAGAATGGAGAAGTGGAAACATGAATCCAAAAGTTTTAGCATCTTGGATGATAGGACAAATGATAAAATGATAGAAATATTATTTATATTTATAGGACTTAGAATATTGATTAAAATGTTAGATAATAGTAATAGGAGTGGAAGAAGAAAATGGTAAAGAGATTTTTGGACTTTAATAAAGATGGGGTTGTTGATAAAGAAGATTTCAACCATCTCATATTAAGATATGAGATAATTGTGATAGGTGGTATATTACTAATGGTATTACCTATACTAAACACATTAGGCTACATTAGTGTTGATTCAAACTTTTTCTGGATGTTGTGTGGATTAGTCATGACGGCAGAAGGATTAGTTGAAATAAAATATGAGCGAAAAAAGAGGAATGAAAATGAATGAAGATATGAAAAATGAAATAATGAAAGCAGCAGAAATTCTCGGTTTAACCGAGGAAGATGCAATGAGTAAGTTTGAGGACATTTGTGCCAAGAACAATCTTGATGTATCTAAAGAACCCTTGTTAGCAAGAGGTCTTTGGCGACAGTATTTTAGTAGTGCGAGAAACATACTAACCCGCGAAAGCACAACAACTAACAACACAAACAATTCTTTTTACAAGAAGGCGTTTGGTTTCTTTGTATCGCTAGATGAAGCCGTTGATATAATGGCGTTAGATAGAGATAGAGTAATGAAAGAATACAATAGAGATAGTGATTTAACTTACTCTCTTGGTAAGGTAGCACTTTTTGCTGAATCAGAAGATGGAAAATACGAAGGAAGAATGATGAGGGATAATGAAGAAAGAAGTAAAGTTATGGATGAATTACCTGAAAATAATGTAGTATTAGATAATGGACTATTTTTAGTTCCATTGAATACTAATGATGCAGAATGGAATAAAAAGAACTACGGTAAACCTACAAAGGCTTCGGAGTGGAGAAAAACAGGAATATTTGTAGGAGAAGTTGATGGAAGAATGGGTGCTTTTGCCTTTAGTTATAAAGGTGAATCTTGTTTAACATTTACACCAACAACATTTGAGTGGGTTCATTTTGATTCATTCTTTATGAACGAAGATTATACAAGTATCTTTGGTGGTAAGTCTAGAACGATGGAATCATTAATTCTTAATGATGATTTAGAAGAAGAAGATGATAGAAAGCGTCAACCATTTGGTGAAGTTCAAGATATAATTATGGAATACTGCACTGAAAATTACAGCCCATTAGTTGATTTAGAACAGGCTCATAGTAATGCGGCGGCAAGACCATACAAACAAAAATATGTTGTTACTGATGGAACTGTTACTAGTATTAATATGACTCCAACTAATAATGGTAATAGGATTATTAACATTGATGATTTAACAACCGAGTTTAATTTTGATAATGATGGTTTTACAGCAACTACTTGTTGGACACCTTCATCATTAGTAATTGATTTTGGTATTGGTTCTGAAGTTATAGTTGTAGGGCGCACTAGTCAGGGAACTGATGATGAAGGCGCATTAAGACCAGTAACAATTAATGTTAGTGGAATATATGTTATTAATGCTAGAGGCGGAAGCCCAGAATTAATTGAACATGTTGATTCAGAAGAAACCGATTGGTTCTTTGATTGATTTCGTAAAAGTGTAGTCATGCACGAATTGTTGGCTATTAGGGGTGCAACTCCCCTTAATTTAAAAGAGGAATAAATATGAAAGAATATGAAATAATAGATAATAGAATTATTAAAGGTAATAGTTTTTGGTTCAATGTAACCAAAGTTGACTTTACTACAAGAAGAATGAATGATGAAACTGGGGAATATTGGGTTAAGTTCCATTTCCCTTCAGGAAAAGAAATAAGAATAAAAGTAGATAGAAAAGATTTAGATGAATTAACTTCTCCTTTCAATTTTAATAATAATGGTGATGATAATGGTAATAACATATGAAGAAAGAAAACAACAAATAATACAACAGATAGTAGATAGAAGAAGCGCAGAGAAGGAATTCCTATTAGTAGGAATTACAGGTAGACCTAAAGTTGGTAAGTCAGGTTTAGCAATGGATTGTAGAACTGAAGAAGAAATTAAGAACGGTATGAAAGTAAAGATACTAGACCTTGATGATGGTTCTACTGCTACTTGGGATTCTGCTTGGGATAGAGATGAGAACATAGAAGTTTATGTTCCTAATGTTTGGAACAATGATGGTTCTATGAATTGGGATGAAACTTTTCACAACTGTTCTACTTGGATTAAGATGGCTGAAGAAGATATTAAAGAAGGTAATATTAAAGCAGTTATTCTAGATGGTGTAGATAAAATCTATGAAGGTTCTAGTGATGTATTAAGGAAATCATTAGTTAAGAATGCAGCAAGAAGTGGTTCTGTAATACAAGATTCAGATACGGTGATGGTTAAACCATTAGATTGGAAAGTAAGAAATAATATCTATGATAGAATTATTAATCCATTTGTAGCACTAAGAGCAAATAGATTTCTAATTACACATATGAAACTTGTATATGAAGGGATTGGCGCACCAATAGCAGTAGGAGAAACTCCTGATTGGTATAAGACAACACCACATAAATTACTACAAATAATAAATATAACCGAACAGAAATTAGGAAATAAAACAACATACAAAGGAAAATTAGTTGCAAGTAAAACTAATTCCAATATGGTTGGTAAGAGTTGGCCTATCTTCGTATTAGAAGAATCGGGCAATGAATGGAATGGAATACCCGAATTAAAACAGGGTGAATTATAATGGAGATAAATAACAATGAAAATAATAATAGAGGCAAAGAGAATAAGTGAATTAATAGAAAGTGTAGCATTGAAAGGAAGATACTTTAATGGTGCTGAATCTAAGAATGGAATGTTATCTGAGTGTGCATATTTAACATTAACAGATGGAAATTTAGATTTATGGAATGCAGATAACACAACTGTTTGTGGAATTAGAGAAGTATTAGAAATCACTCCTGATTTTGAAAATGGAGAAGTAGTTTTAGATATATTAAAAACAGTAAAATATCTTAAAGGATTTACTGGTGATGTTTTATTTGATGCGAGTGATTTCTTATGTATTTCTAATGAAGTATCTACTGCTACCCTACCATTAGTAACAGAACATAGTCATAAGAATATGATTGATATGTTAATTGTTTTTAATGAAACTGTTAGAGATGTGAATGTAGTTTTCCCCACATTTAGAAAAACTACATTTGAAACTAAAATACATCTTTTAGCATCAGACTTATCCTTATCAACAAAAGGATGTGATGTGATTAATACCGCTAGATATAAATTTGATTATAATAATAGAGTGTTTACTATGTCTAGTATTAAAACTGATATTGATAAATATGAAACTGATGTTACTATGCTTACACAAGATGGTGATGAGTCTACTGTAGAATTTACAGGTTTCTTTCATAGTTTCTTTAAAACAGTAGTGAATATATATCTTAAAGATGATTCACCTGTTTTGTTTGTATCACCTAATAGATTATTATTGAAAGCACCCTACATGGATAGGAGTTGATTAAATGAGTGCAAAGCAAGAATACACAGGATTTTACGAAACCGATTACATTTACTGTTGTGTAAATTACTCTTCCTGTGATGGGAGATACGATTCAGAACAGGAAGCGATAGAGTGTTGTTCCGTGTGTAGTGAGTGCGGCGATGCGTGGTATGAGTGCGTGGGACAATGCGAATGGTGTGACGAGTGCTATACTCCCGAATGTAAGAACAGCCCCGACGGTGATGAACCCTGCCCCGAAAAGGAAGAGGAATAAAAATGATAATCAATGAAATAAAAAATGGAATAGGATTAAGGTGGAGAGAGAACGGTGAAGTTAAAGAAAAAATTGTTACTCTCAAAGAATTTCCGCATTACTTTTTTATTAAGGCTACATCTACTAGACATACTGATTTATTAATTAAAGATAACAATACTAGAGGGAAGTTTAAGATTGAGTTAAATTATGAAATGGGTGAATGGAAATCTCTTAATGGTGATTTATTAGTTAAAGTAACTTGGGGAACTAAATCTCCTAATATAAAATATCAAATTAGAGAACAATTAGAAGAATTAGGTGTTGATACTTATGAAGCAGACATTCCACATCATTATCGTTATACTGTTGATTGTATTGATAAGATACCCGAATATAAAATGCGTAAGTGTTTTTGGGATATGGAATGGCAAATAGGTGGTGAACATGATGGTAAGATTACATGTATAGTTGCTTATGATAACTACGATAGTAAGTACAATACTTTTGTTTGGTTTCCTACTGGAACAGTGTTAGCACATATTAAGAATGTTAATATATTTACATCAGAAGAAGATATGTTAAATGCATTCTTAGAATATATTGTTAATAAAAGACCCGACATGTTAATTTCTTGGTTCGGATGGAAGTTCGACTTACCTAAATTAATAGAAAGGAATACTGTTTATAATATTGATTCTAGATTACTGTCGCCATATAATGAAGTTAGAGGTGTTTCTTGGAGTGAAGATAAAGTTAAAATCTATCCTAAACATATACATGATTCTTCACCTGTGTCGCAACCAATAAAAGGTTTAATTACAGTAGCATTAGATTTAGTATTTGAAAGACAATGGAACGATGCACAACGAGGAACATTACCTTCTATGGCTTTGGATTATATTTCTGAAACTGTTTTAGGAGATAATAAATTAGTTAGTGAAAAGTTTCCTGATAAAATTGAGTTCTTTAGAAGGGCATGGTTAGAAGATACTGAAACATATTTAGAATATGCTTTGAAAGATGTAGAACTTATTAAAAGGATTGATGAAGAAAACCATTGTATTGATTCAGTATTAGCACTACAAAAATTACTAATCGCACCCTTTGATGCTTGCTTCTATGCAAGTAATATGGGTGGAATATATTTCATGCGTAATGCTTCTTGGAAAGCACCGACAGGTAAGAAAGGAGAACGTGTTAATTATGAAGGGGCTATGATATACAATCCTTTGACTGAAGGCACAAATGGACTTCATCATAATGTAGCGGCATTTGATTTTGCTTCTCTTTATCCATCAATGATAATTTCACGGAATATTTCTTGGGAATCTAAATCTGCAACTCCTACTGAGTTCGCAGTTAACTTAGCAATACCTAGAGATTTTAGTGAAGTTAAAGAAGAGAAAATGCTTTACTACAAGACCAATGAATTAGGTTTGTTACCTAAATCTTTAATTGAACTTAAAGCATTAAGAAACGAATACAAAAAGAATATGAAAGAAGCATCAACCAAAGATGGTAAGATTAAATGGAACAATAATCAAATGGCTGTAAAAAGGCTGATGGCATCTTTCTATGGGATAACGGCGTATCAAGGGTTTGGTTGGGCTGATATAGACTTAGCCGCTAGTATTACTGCTAGTGCTAGAGAAGCAATTAGAGCCGCAGCATTTAAGGTGAGAGAATTATGATGAGGAATATAAATGAAATGTAGAAAAAATAAATGTAATAATTTAATATTACCAAACCATAAGTTATGTTTTTATCATATTTTTTGGGGGGATGAAGAATGAGTAAGATAGAAGATGAAGTATGTGAGAAAATTCAGAATAGAGCAGAACAAGCAAGGGTGGAAAAACCCTGTCCTAAATGTGGTCATGCTAATTTAAAATATAACAATAAGACTATGGAACGAAATGACTTATCTAATGAAGAGTGGTTAATTCATGCACAAGAAGAGGCTATGGATTTAGCGGTGTATTTACAGAAGTTAATCACTACACAAATACCTTCTAACTCAACACAAGAACTTGAATCAATAAGAAAAGAATATATTAAATCAAAGAGGGATTTCAAATGAAAGTAGTTTACGGACACACTGATTCTATTTATGTTAAATGTGATGATATAGTAAAAGCAAAAGAAGTTTGTAATGAGGTTAACGATTATGTAAGAACTTTCTTTCCTAATATATTAGGATTAGAAGAACATCCTGTAACCTTAGAGTTTGAAAAGTATTACAAATCATTAGGAGTAGGTGCTACCAAAAATAGAAATGCTGGATTAATAACTTGGAAAGACGGAGAATATCTTGAAGAAGATGAATTTGTCCTTACTGGTTTTTCTGCTAAGAGAGTTGCACAAACTAAATTAGCAAAAGAAACACAATTAAAGATTCTTAAAATGTGGGTTGATGGTGATAGTGAAGAAGTAATTACAGATTATTTACATGAACTATTCGTTAATGTGCTTAGTGGTAATATAGAATTATCAATGTTAATTAACAGAAGCAGATACAAAGAAGAGAGATTTAAAGTTAGATGTATGGGAGAATGTAAGAAAATGAAATGGGGAAAAATACTTACATTATCAGAAATTATTAAGAATATTGTAAAACATAGAACTAATTTTTCAAGTGATGATTGGAAGTGTTGTAATAGTCCTAACTTAAGAACAACCCAAAATAAAAGACCTGTAATTGGTTCAGGTATTGAAGGGGTTTTGTATTATAATTCTATTAATACAATTCCTATTGATGATTCATATTTATACATGAAAATTAAAGATGTTAATGATACTTATATTCATCCCTTAACCCAAAAAGACACTGTGCCTTCTTGGGTTGCAGGTAAACAAGAAAAAGAATTACTTGAATTTACTCCTGATTATTTGCATTATGCCTATCAAGTTGTTAGTAAAGCAGAACCTATTTACAAAGCAATGGAATGGGATGTAAATAATATTATAAGAAGTAGGCATCAAGATTTGGAGGATTGGTTTTGAAACTATCTTGGTCTATGCAAAGAAGAGTAGATAGATGGAAGATTAAATATGATAAATTAATTAAATTAGTTATTAAAATTAAAAAGAAAATAAAAAAAATAAATAAAAAGGGAGTTAATAAAATGAATAAAAATAAAAAGTTATTACAATCAGATAAAACAATATTATTTGAAGAATATTCTAATGAGTATATAGGATTAACAATAGAAAAAGACACAATTAGTTTGATTAATAGTCCACCACTTACTTTACCTGTATCTAAACATCATAGAAAATGTGAATGTGATATATGTATAGAAATGTTAATAGGAAATTTAGCATATCAATTTGATAAGGAGAATGATGAGGAATGAAAATACAGAAAAAAGATGGATTTGAAAGAGAATTTACATACCAATGGAATGCTAAATGGAAAGAAGATGATATTAGTAAGCCCATTTTGAAGTTAACAAAATCCTCATTAGGTTCTTATGATTGGTGTCCTAAAAAATATCAATTTAACTACATGGAAGGGAAACCACAAGATACTTCTGAAGCAATGCACAATGGAACTTTGGTTCACAATGCCTTAGAAGAGTTTTATAATGTTTTTGATATTAAGAAAGCAGAAACAATGGATGTTGCTGAAGTAACTGAATATTGTTTTAGTTTATTTCCAATAGATAATATGTCTGAAATGTATGAAACATTATCTATTAATGAAGCACAACGTTTTATGGTTGCTAAAGAAGATAAGACATTAGAAATGTTTTTGCCTGTGATTAATGAAGTTTGTTTAAATGCACAAATAGTTATTAATCGAGCAGATTTTCCTAAGTTCCCCTTAAAAAGAGATTACACTGTGCATTTACAAGGGATTATTGATAGGATGTTTGTAGATAAAACAGGATATATCCCTATGGAGTTAAAAACTGGTGCTTGGAAAGAATACAAGAAAACTTCTATGAGAAAGGAAATGGCTTATTATAAATTATTATTCGATAATTGTCCGATAGAACAATTAGAAGCAATAGGAATTAATAGAGATTTATCAATAACTCATTGGGGTTGGAGATACCCTGCTTCAAATCATATATATGTAGAAGAACAAAAGAAAAGTAGCCATACAGCAGTTATGAGAAGTATAGCAAAATTAATAAAAGCATATGAAGATGATTTATTCCCAACTAAATATAATGCTAGAACATGTTCGTTTTGTAGTTACTTAGATATTTGTGATGGTGGAGCAGACGAGGGGTGGTTATGATGGAAATTAAATGGATTACCCATCAAGGAATAAGGGTGTTAGCACTATTAGTGGATGATAATGACCCATATTATATATGTGAAAATTGCGGTAATAAGAGTTATGCACATCCTAAATTAGCAACTAAAGAAGATGCAGAATGGTGCGGAGATTGTAATGACGCTCATTTTAAAAAACACATGTCTGAAGCAGAAATAGGTATGTGGTCTATATGGCAAATGCAAAGAAATAAAGCAATACTAATAGTAAAAAAACTCAGAGGAAAGTGATTGAATGAAAGATAAAGTAAAGAAAATATTAAGTTCTAAAGAATGGACATTTGCTGATTTGGCTAACATGAGTGAATTAGTAAAGCAGTTCTCAGAAGAAATATATAATGAGTTAAATGCTAGGGAAAAATTAGAATTAGTTTGGAATCTTGATATCTATGATGATGAACACCATTTTATGAAGTTTGGGAACTATTTCAATATCCTAGTATTAGAACAAATACAAATACAAGTAGCAAGCATACTACAAGAACAATTACTTACAGCAAATGTAAATTTTAGTAACAATGAAAATAAGGAGGATAATAAAAATGAAATTTCCAAGAGAAGTGTGGGCAGGAAGTCATCTAAAAAACGCACAGCAAATGAAAAGAAAGATAGTGAAGAATAAAAAGGAATTTATAGATTGGGTTAATATTTATAATGGTAGAATGAATTGCTATACAACTGTTTATGATTTTGATATAGTTAATGAAAACACGAAAATAGATTCATCTGTTGTATTAAACAGAATGTTTTTAGATTTTGATGCACACGATGAACCCTTAGAAAATGCACATAGAGATTTTATGAGTGTCGGAAAGAAACTATCATCATTGAATATAATGTTTAATGCCTATTTCAGTGGCAAAGGTTTTCATATCATTGCACACGGAGAACGAGTTAATGATATTAGATGCATTCAACAGTATTATACCGAATTGGCTAAAGACCATCCTACACTTGATAGAACAGGTATTCAAACTAATAGGTTGAGAAGAGTTCCAAATACTTTGAATCTAAGTAGTGGTAAAGAAGGTAATCATTACTTTTGTTCTCCCCTAGACTTTGCTTCTTTAGAAGGAGTTTCTATGTATGATATATTAGTTATGGCTAAACATAGAAATCCTATGATAACTACGGGAACGGAAAGAATTGTATTTCCTACCGTGAAACCAATTCACTTAGCAGATATTGAAATTGAAATTCCCAAACCCATAGGTAAATTACCAATCATACCCTGCTTGCACAATGCTATTATGGTAGAGAATCCTAGTCATTATGCTAGAGTATATTTAGTTCAATGGTATAGAGATTTATTAACATTAGGTGAAAGGAATGTTTCTTTAGAACAGCAAAAAGAAGTAATTGATTTAATTATGTCTGAGTTAGAAACAATAGCAACAACACCTGAAGTGTGGTTAGATTGGGAATTTAATAAAACTAAAAAGTATGTTACTGGAATTGTATCTAGGGGTTATCATGCAGTGGGTTGTAGTTCTTTAATTAATCAAGGATATTGTGTTGGTAAATGTTGGAGATATCACGAATGAATTATTTAAGAAAATATACATGTAAATTATGTAAAGAAACATTTCAGGGCTTTGGACATATGTTATCTAAAGGAGGTTACTGTTGTGATAATTGTAATTATACAAAGGTATTACCGGCTAGATTTAAAGGTGAACATTTATGAAACTAATAATAGATAGTAGAGAAAACTCGGAATTAACAGAGAGAGTAATAGAAAAAGCCCAAAGTCTAAATGTCCCATATGAAAAACAATGGTTAGAAATTGGAGATTATGTATTCAATGATGTTTGTTTTGAAGCGAAATCTTCTTTCGATTTCATACAATCAATAGTAAATAAAAGATTATGGAATCAATTAGATAACATGGATAGAGCCTATGTAAATAATTTAGTTATTGTTTATGGTTCATTCGATGGTGGTTTCAGAAAACACTTAGAATATATTAAAACAAGTATGAACAAATCATCACAAAGAATTATTCTTAGGAAGAAATTTTATGGTGCAATAGGAAAAATAATATTAGATACCGATTGTAGTATTATTTGGGTTAAGGATGCATTAACAGCCGCAGAAATTATAGCAGTTGTTTGTAAAATGCAACCACATGATAGGGCAGTATATGTTCCTAGAATAGTTAAACAGAAAAAAATTAGCACTACTGATTTAAGAGTAGATGTATTATCTACAATTAAAGGAGTTAGTGAGAAAAAAGCAAAATTATTAATTGATACCTTCGGGTCAATTATGGAGATTGGGGAAGCAGACCTATCAGAACTATCTGCGTTAAATGGTATAGGGAATGTATTAGCATCCCGTATTATTGAAACATTAAATTCTGAAACTAAACTGCAAATATAGAGAGATAAATATGGAAAATATAAATAATAATTTTAATGAAGATGAATTACTAGAAGAAGCAATGAGAAGTCAGTTTAATGAAACTAAAAATACTAAATTGAGTTTACCTAAAATAATAGAGGATTATGCAGATAGCGCAATAGAAGTATCTAGAAATAATAGAGTTCCTGCAATATTATCCGCCTATTCTTTATTAGGACAAATATGTAAAGAAATGGTTTACATCCCTAAAGGTAGAGGAACAGAAGATACTAGAGTGCATGTTATTTGGTTACAAACAAGTGGCTCAGGAAAAACTGAAATGTATAATTTTACAGGAAGAGTTGGACAATATGTTTTTGATATACTTAATGAAAGGTATAGAGATAATGTTGAAGCAGAAAGTTCAGGCGAAAGACATAATAGGTTTTCTATTCATGGGGTTAAGTCAACTACTGATGCTGCGTTAGTGGGTAAAATGATAATAGAAGATGTTACTGTTACTGATGATGATGGTAATACAACTTATGAGAAAATACCTAAACAGTTGTTTGGTGGTTTAGAAGGTGATGGGCTTTGTGTATATGATGAGTTTGAATATTCAGGAGTATTCAAACCAACACAACATAAACAAGAAGTGGTTATGTATCTAAATACTTTTATGAATACTTTGGCAGGTGAAAATTATCGTATCACTAGACAATTAGCAGAAGGTGGAGAAATGTATTGTGATAGTAGACGTTCATTATATGCAACATCATATATTCCCAAAACATTAACAACTGTTATCGCTGAAACCGGACTACTGCAACGCTGTTTAATCTATATTAGAGAAGTTCCAATAGAAGAACAAAATCAAATTAGAGAAAAGTTAAGTCATGATTATGGTAATATTATAGATACACAAACTCCCATTAATAATTTTGGTAATGCTTTTGTAGAAATATATGAAACCTTGAAAGAAAGATATGATGATGAACCATTAATAATAAATGATAATATGACGGAACAACAAATTAAAGAAGCCGAAGTTATTAGAAGAAAGAAAATTGTTACTTTTTCTAAGGGAGTAAACGACACAATAATTAATGAAACAATCAAATTTCAGAATTTTGTACATAATAGCAGACCTGCTGTAATAGAAATAGCAAATAATTTTATTACTAGAATGCAAGTAAGTATGGTTAGGTTAGCCGTCTTGTCTTGTATTGCTGAAGCACCTAAATTACCGGTGAAAGATAGGTTTAAATTAACTAATAAACATGTGTTACAAGCATCTCATGTAACCCAACAGTGTTATAAATCTCTTGTATTGTGGTTAGATTCAGCATTAAGAGCCGAAAGACTATCTTCTGCAAAGAAACAAAAATTAGATGTGTTCAAAAATGAATACCAAAGACTAGTAGATAATAAAAAATCAACTCAAATAGAAGGACAAACAGGAGAGTGGGTAAATAAATCAGTGCTATTGGAAACAGTAAGAATAGCGAGTAATAAGTCGCCCGCAACAATATATAGAAATTACAAATCTAATGCGGAGTTTTATGAAGAAGTTAAACATAATAAAAGTAGATTTGTAAAAATTAAAGGAAGTAAATAAAATGACTGATAAAAAAACATATGAACATACATTCCAAATGTATCAAGTAAAAGATGGGCCGAAAGTAATGATAGAGTCGCTTAACACTTTAGGACAAGAAGGTTGGGCGTTAGCAACAGTAATGAATATAGGAACAGACCGATTAATAGCATTTTTAATTAGAGATACTACTAAGGAATCACCTAACGCTAAGAAGGCAGATTTAGATAAAACTGTTGCTCTATGGTCTGCTACTGGAGAAAGTGATGATGAATGAAATGGTTTAAACGAAATGATTATTCTTTGTATAAAGCACATTTAAAATGGATGAAAAGCAATTACAAAATATCTTCAAAAAGTCCACCGGATGATGATGATGCCTAATATATTAGCAATAGATTTAGAAACAAAAAACATGTCTTATGATATAGGCGGGTGGGATAATACTCACATGTTTAAAGTATCTACAGTTTGCACTTGGGATGGTGATGTTGGCACAATTTATATTGATAAAGCAGTTGATGATTTAAAGAAATCTAATATTACTATTAAACCATTATCAGAACTTAAGTTTGATTTAGATAACCATTTTGAAAAAGGTGGAAAATTGTTAGGACATAATATTAGAAATTTTGATTTACCGGTATTAAAGAATGCAATGGATATTTATTGTATCAAAAAATACTTTGATAATCCTGATTCTTATATTGATACAAGTGCAATTCTTTCTAAAGAACATGGAGAAAGATATAGTCTTTCTAATTTAGTTCAACATACATTAGGTTCAGATAAATTAATGGATAGTTCCGATGCACCTAAGATTTGGAAAACCGGTGGCTACTCGCAAGTAGCAGAATATTGTTTGAAGGATTGTGAGTTAGTTTATGACTTATGGAAGCATGGGGTCGAGAACCAAATAGTTAAAGGCTTCTCCCTTGAAGAAGCAATTGAGAAAGATTTGGAGGTGATGTGGTAATGGCTTTAAGTGCAACATCTATTGTTTTATGGTGTGTATTCATAATTGTGATTTCTTTGTTATTCTTTGCTGCTTTTGGTAATAGTAAATATACCGAAGATAGCATAGAAGATTACATGAGTAATCTAATTAATGAGGAACAAAAACGTGGCTCTAGTTGAGGTTTGTAACTTCTGTAAAGAAGAAACAATACCTAGAAGGATTCGCGGGGTCTATGTTGGTAGTCTTGATGAAATCAAGATTTGGCAATGTAGAATATGTAAGGCGTTATGGTCGAATAGTTAAATAATTATTCGGTCATAACGCTGGTTTTTTTTTTTGGATTTTTTTTTTGTCTTTTCATTAAATTACTATTCTTAAGTTATTTAAGGATAGTAAAATTTATGAAGAAATTTGCTTTGAGAGTATATAAACTCCACAATGTAAAAATAGTAGTTAGTGTAGTAAACACACCATGAGGGATGATATGTCTTTTTGGATGAGGTATCTTTACGCACTTATTACAGTTGATATTGAAGATTAACAATCCACGCCGTCTGTAAAACCATCTTGCGTCTTTAAGTTAAGGTAGCATTGTTTGATTATATTGTACTGAGTCTTAGAACCGTTTTCAGTCATCAAAAAGTTACCATTGAAGCCACCAACAGGTGAAGCATCATCAGCATAAGCATCATCCGATGCGTATATCTTTCCATTGTATTGAACAGGGTATGTTTTATTCCCTTCTTCATCTACTTCTTTATTACATCTAGTATCAACTATTACACATATAGCGTATTCACAAGTTATTCCGTAGGGCGTTTCGTATTCAATTTTTAGTGCCATTTTATCAACTCCACACCCCGATGCTATTACAAAAGGGTGAGTATCTATCATTCATTAATGTATTGTATTCTTTCATTGATAGTGAGTTATCAACCAGCCAAGTATCGAACCAAGCAATATCCCAACTTGAATCAGTTGGTATTTCCCATGTTTCTATATCTTCTTGTATAAGTGTAAAGCGTTCATCTTTAGAACAGTGTTCCCAAACAAGGTCTATTACATCTTGTGAGTTTTCAATAATTGTGACCGAAGTAATATCTGTATTGTCTATTAGAACTTGATTAACTAACCCTATTCCTAAACCGCCGATTAAAACATCTCCTGTTGCATTATCCCATAGCCATTGATGCTCATTGTATTCTGCTTCTGAATCTTGCATGATAGGCATAACACAATTTGATTTAAGAAGCACTGTATAATTCGTATGGGTTTCATCTTTCATACTAAGGTAAGTTTGCCAATTATTATCTGTTGTTTCATTTGAATAATTAGCAATTTCAAAATCACCACTTGTTCCTGTTGGAATATTAACATTAATTTTCATATCAATCCCCTCTATCTCCTGCTGTCCAAATTATTTTAACGGTTATATCAGGGCTAATAGATGTTGAACCTGCTGAATTAGTTGCTGTTCCTCTAACTTTGAATTGAAGCCAATCATCAGCATCACCCCAAGTTAAACCGCCTCGACCTCCACCTGCATCTATTTTTACATATCCGCCAATACCGAGATGAGGGTCTAATACATTTTGTGTAGTGGACATACTTGAAGTCACCAATGATGTTGTTACACCACTAAGTTGGCCTGTTAAATCATGTAAAAGATAAGAATAACTTGTTGCTCCTGTTGCCCTAAGATATGCACCTATTCTAATGTTAATATTATTTGCACCAGAAAAAAGATTTAATTCAGTTATATCTAATTCAGTTATTATAGAACTACCACTTGCTACTACACCCTCTTGCATGTGTATGTTTTCTTCGGGTGTTGAACCATCATATGCTTTAGTGATAACTGCATCATCGTAATTACTACTTACTGATGTTGCTAATGATACATCCGTTGGTGCAGAAGCAACTGCTTGTCCTGCTTGTGCTACAACACCTACTGTTCCCATAAAACTCATTTGAATCAACCTACCTGAATCCAATTGTTTGCAGTAACACAAACAAACGATGCTAACTCATGGTCTGCTATTGCTGTTGTTGCATTTGTTGCACTAGTAAACCCTGCTATCATAGCACAATTAGTAGCATTAACTGCAACAGTAGCAGAAGCACCTGTATTATTAATTACAGTATATTGAGTTCCTACTGTTCCACTTGCAGGTAGTGTTAATGTTCCACTAGTCCAATAAGCGTAAGAACCTGTTTGCGCTAATGTTAATGTTGTATTACCTGCTACTGCTACTACTACTGCTTGAGAATTAATACCACCTACTGAATTACCTGTAATCCAAACAGGACTACCATCACCGGAACTTATTGATAATTGGTCATTACCTGTTGCACTTGCTACATCTGCCGCACCAATTACAACATTGTTATCGCCCGTAGTGATGTTATCTCCGGCATAACTACCAATCAAGATGTTACTATGCGCCCCATTAGCAAGAGCCGAACCCGAATAAAATCCTATTGTCGTATTTTTCTCACCGTAAGTCATAACGGAGGAGGACATTCTTCCAATAGCAGTATTCGCATAACTGTTGCCTGTTAATAGTCTCAAGGCATTCTGTCCTATTGCTACATTTTCTCCGTAAATCAAGGTCGCAGTAAGAGCATCATGTCCTATTGCTACATTGGAGTGACCTTCGGTAATCCCACCACCCGCATTATACCCAAGTGCTACATTTTGGTCGCCGGAAGTCAAAACATCAAGAGCATAATTTCCAATCGCTATGTTCTTCTCTCCACCAGCAACAGCACCGCCGAGAGCATCGTAACCTATTGCTATGTTGTCTGATTCGGTATCTGCTCCATTGTATGCGCCTGTTCCTATGCCGATATTTCTTAACCCGCTTGTGTTTGCATACAACGCCAAATCACCAATTGCGATATTATCGTTTCCTGTTGTATCTTTCATCGCGGATTTTCCAAGTGCGATATTTCGTTGACCCGTAGTAAGTGATTCTAATGTGCCTGACCCAATCCCAATGTTGTTTGTTCCACTTGATAGTCTTCTTAATGATTGAAGCCCTATTCCTAAATTGTAAGAACCCGTCACAGCATTCATTGAGGCGGTTTGTGCGCCTATCATCACATTGTAAGTTCCTGATGAAATTGCTTTTCCGGCCTGATAACCGATTCCAATGTTAGAGAATCCTGCTTCTAAATCCGCTAATGCCTCTTTACCAACACCAACAGACCATGATGAGTTAAATGAAACATCATCCATAGCACCTGAACCAAGAGCCAAACTACCGAGCGTATTATTGAAAACAGCATCAGATAAACCATCAATAGCAGTAGCACCACCACTTGAAACAGTAGCCCAAGTGTTATCGCCTCTAAGATAAGTTGAACTTGATGCAGTTCCGGTTGCTGAAAGCATAGCAATATCAACCGCATCTGTCGCTATTGTTGTAGCATTCCCAACACTTGTTACATCACCTGTTAAGTTTGCATTAGTAGTATGTGTGTAGTTGTTGTAACCATACGATAGAATCTTATCTTGTATTGCAGCAGAAGTCATTAAAGAAGTATCGTTATCTGCAAATGATTCAGATGATATTTGTAAACTACCTGCTGCTAATTCAGATACAGTTAAACCACCTACATTCAATGTAGGATTAACTGTACTTGTTCCAGTTTGAGTCATTCCTGTTCCGGCTGTAACTGATGTAACAGTTCCACTTCCACCACCTAAAGTAACCCATGCTCCATCACCTCTCAAGAACTTAGAAATATCTGCTGTACCTGCAAATGGTACTAATCCACCTGCTAAATCAGTAGCATTAGTAGCATCAGCACCTTCAAACTGTTTAATTTCTAATGTTTTTGAACCACCTAATGTAATTTGTTTTTCGTGTTCAGTTTTAAAGGTTGTATTTATATTATGACCGGTAGCAGTTGTTCCCTTGTGTCCTCTAATTAATCCTGTTAAATTTCTCAGTTGTTTACCTGTGTATTTTATTTTTTCACTACCAATATCAATAACACCTGAAGATGGGAAAGTATCTGCCTGTGCTTGAGATGCACAAATTATAGTGGTAACAGAAGAACTGATTTCTACTCCTAATGAACCTGCACCTATTTGAGTATTAGCAACAGCAAACCCACTAACTTTAGCACCTGTAACTGCATCATCAGCAATCTTTGCTTCTATTACTGCATCAGCAAGTATTTGACCTGAATCAATTGAATTATCAGCCATCTTAGCATTAGTAATTTGGTCAGTTCCAATTTTTTGAGTAGTAATTGCACCACTTGCAATCTTTGATTCTACAATTGCACTACTTGCAATTCTTGCTATTGGTAGTGTTCCTGTTGTTAATTTATCCGCATCTATTCCACTAAGAAGTTTAGTATTAGAAATTGAACCTGCTAATTGAGCATTAGTAATTGTGCCTGTTAAACTAGTAGTAGGTAATGCTGTTGCATTTGTTAATACTAAAGCAGAAGGTGTTCCTAATGCGGGTGTAGTAAGAGTAGGACTTGTTAATGTCTTAAGTGTTAATGTCTGTTCAGTATCTAACTGAACAATGTTGCTATTTGTAATGCTAGAAATCTTAGTAGCAGTTGCGGCATTTCCTGTTGTTGAAGCAGAAGAACCTGTTATACTACCTGCGATAGCAGATGAAAAAGTTTTAGTTCCCGCAATAGTTTGATTACCACTTGTTACTACAATGTCGCTGTTTGTTATAGAAGCAATCTTTGTGGCCGTATCAGCATTACCTGTTACATCACCTGTTACATCACCTGTTACATCACCTGTTAAATCACCTGTTAATGCTCCTGTAAAGGTTGCCGCCTTCATATTTGCATAAGAAGCAATAGTTACATTTCCAGCAGTAGTCCCTGTATCTAATGTATTAATTGCTGCCCATGTATCTGCGGATTCATCCCAAATGATACCAACATTAGTTGATGAACCTCTTTCACCTATTAATCCTATATCAACAGATGGTGTTCCTGATTGTCCATTAGCCATGTATATTAATGGGTCTTCAACACTTAGCGTTGCAGTATTAACTGTAACTGTATCTCCACTAACAGTTAAATTACCAGCAATAGTTACATCATCAGGTAATCCAATTGTTATTGTTCCACTACTTTCTGCTACTGTAACTTCATCAGAAGTTCCAGCAAATGTAATTGTTCCACCCAAAGAAGTAGCAGTAGTATTAGTGCCGTCTGAAACCGTTATTGCAGAATTACTTAGTTTAGCATTAGCAATTGAACCTGCTAAATGCTCATTATCAATACTTCCATCTACATAATGAACACTATCTATACCATCTTCTAAGAGGGTTTTTATTTCAGTAGCAGTTTGGTCTGCCGTAGCACCGCTTTCAGGATTGGTTGACCAACTAAATAATGTTGCTATTTCAGCAGCAGTTTGGTCATCAGTAGCAGCAGCATCTCCTGTATAACCTAATTGTGCTAAAGTCATTGTTCTCTTAGTCATGGCTGTAATATGACCTGTGCTGTTAGTAGTTAATGTATCAATGACTTCTGCATTAGCAGTATCTATATTTGTAGTAGCATAACTTGGGTGACTATAAACTGTATCTGTATAAACTCCACCTATAGCAGTTTGCATTTCTGCTTGAGTAATACCAGACTTAAGAGTAGGTGTTCCTGATGCATCATATATTGCTGCATTACCACTATCACCACTAACATTGGCTTCTGCACCAACAGGCGCGTGTGATGCTTGAGAATGAGTATAGGCTGTATCATAATTAGTTTTGAGGGCATTAGTAAGATTGTTTTGAGTAAGCCCACCATCACCTACTGAATAGGTAGTATTGGTATCAGTAGAAGCAATAGTAACCGCACCAGCAGATTCAGTAATAGTAACATTAGAACCTGCTGTAAATGCTAAAGTCTCAGAAGAACTTAATGTGTTGCCTCCTGCTGTTATTCCTCTCCATGTGTTTGTGTCGGTTGTAATATATCCACTATCATTAGTCCATTGAGATATATTACCTCCTTTGTTAGTAAAGGTTTGTGAGTTGCTTGCAGTAGTAGTTCCAGTATTAGTAGTATAACCAAAGCCTGTGACGAATGTATGTATTTGGTCTGCTGTTGCTAAACCCGTTCCACTATCTGCTATTGCGGCTGTGCTTAAGACCGCACCCGTTCCTAATCCCAAGTTAGACCTTGCAGTTGAAGCACTTGCTAAATCTGATAAATTACTTGCTTTTGCTAATTTCAGCCCTATGGTTGTAGCAGTAGTAGTAGCGAAGTTTGGGTCATCCCCCAAAGCATCTCCTAATTCAGCAAGAGTGTTAAGTAAAGTTGGTGCGCCAGTTGTTAGTGCTGTTATCGCAGAAGCATTTGTCGCTACTTCAGTATCTACATAAGCCTTAATTGATTGTTGAGAAGCAGCAGCAGTAGCACTATTGGTAGCCATGTTATCTTCATCTAACAGCGTTAATTGTGTATTTGTGTCTGTGTAATTAGAAGAGTGAATAGTGCCTGCGCTTGCCCCTGTCCAATCAATATGTTCATTAGCAACAAAGCCGGTTAAATCATCATGAGTAAAATCAGAAGATGAATATGTAGTATTAGTGTCTGTAGAAGCAATAGTAACCGCACCAGCAGATTCAGTAATAGTTACATTAGAACCGGCTGTAAAGGCTAATGTTTCTGAAGCAGATAATGTGTTACCACCAGCAGTTACACCTCTCCATGTATTTGTATCAGTATATGATGTGATAAAGCCAGCACCATTGGTTAATTGATTATTATTAGTAGGTATAGTTGTTGAAGTAAATGCGTTTGCACCAAACTCATAAGTTCGATTTGTTGTGCCATTAACTGAAAATGTAAGAGTATTAGATGATTTAGTAATACCATCAAGATAATAATTAGAAGCACCTGCTGTAACTTCAGCATCAACATATGCTTTAACCGATTCAGCAGATGCAACATTAGATGATGAAGCACCCGACATTGTATCGCTATCTATTAGAGTTAATTGTGTATTAGTATCTGTTGAAACAAAATCTATCGTTCCATCTCCGTCTTGATAGGTAACTGCAATGTTTGTTTCTGTATTGCCTGTAAGCATTCCACCTACAATATCTTGAACTTCTTCAGTAGATAATTGGGTGTTCGTATATGATGTAATATACCCACTATTATTAGTCCATTGAGATATGTTTCCACCTTTATTAGTGAATGTTTGTGAATTGCTTGCAGTAGTAGTTCCGGTATTAGTTGTATAACCTAAGCCTGTAACAAATGTATGAATTTGGTCAGCCGTTGCTAATCCAGCCCCGCCATTTGCTATTGCTGCGGTGCTTAATACTGCACCTGTTCCTAATCCTAAGTTTGTTCTTGCTGTTCCAGCATTAGCCAAATCTGAAAGGTTACTTGCCTTTGCAAGTTTAGTGCCTATACTTGTAGCAATAGTCGTTGAGAAAGAAGCGTCATCACCTAAAGCCGCCGCTAATTCATTCAAAGTATTTAGAGCCGCAGGTGATGAATCAATAAGACCGGTTACTTCAGCATCAACATAAGCCTTAACTGACTGTTGACTTGCAACAGATGTAGCACTATTAGAACTCATATCATCTTGGTCTAATAGTGTTAGTTGAGTATTAGTATCTGTAAATACCGCACCTGAAGGAACGGCAGTAGCAACTGTTAAACCATTTACTGTATTTGCATTAATAGTCATTGCATTAATTTGACTAGCAGTTAATTGTGTATTAGTGTCTGTTGAAGCAATAGTTACATCACCAGCACTTTCAGTAATAGTAACATTTGAACCAGCAACAAAATCTAAGTTTTCAGAAAGAGTCCCAAGAGTATTTCCACCAGCAGTAATTGTTCTCCATGTATTTGTATCTGTATTTGTATCTGTAGATGCAATAGTAATTGTATCAGTACCAGCCGCAGTTGTAAGTGTTACATTAGAACCTGCAACAAAAGTTAGAGTATCTGCTGTAGTATCTGCTACTACATTGTCTTGTCCGCTTACTGAAATGGTCTTAAATGAATATTCATTGGTTTCACCACTAGCAGCAGATAAAGCATATCTTCCATCTAAATCAATAGTTTGATTTGTTGCACCATTTACAGATGCAGTTAATATTCCTGTTCCTGTAGCAAATGTTAATCCATCAACATAAAAATTTTGATTTGCTTCGTGAGTTTGACCATCAACATATGCTTTAATAGATTGTTGAGATGCTAATTTAGTTGCACTATTAGAAGCCATGTTATCTTCATCAAGAATAGCACTTCCACTAATGCCTGTGTTTAATACAGGACTAGTTAGTGTTTTATTTGTTAATGTTTCTGCACCTGTTAATGTTACATCTCCTGTGCTTGCAGTTGCATTAGAAGCAACTGTTCCTAACTTAGTTTTCTCATCAGTAGTATAAGAAGCAGTAACTAATTCCCAATCACCTGTTCCCGTAGCAGAAGCAGAATACACTTTGTTATCATCTGTATCTACCCAAATATCACCTACTGATAATGCAGTAGGAGGAGCAGATTGTCTGAATACTTGATTCTTTGTTGCTCCATCTTCAAATTCTAAAGGTATTGTTGCTGAGTTTCCGTTTGTTAAACTTAATGTTTTAGTATTGCCACTAACTGCCTTTGCTAATGTAACGTTTGAGTTTAATAATGTAGAAACAGCAGTAAGACCAGTACCACCTCTAGTGGCTGATAATGTTCCACTAGTTATTTTAGTTGCGGCTAAATTGGGTATGTCTGATGCAACTATTTCTCCTATTATTGTTGAAGCACTTTTATTTTCAACACTACCTATTCCTAAAGAAGATAAAGTAATGTTTGAGTTTAACATTGTAGAAATAGAATTTAATCCTGTTCCACCTTCCGAAGCAGGTAAAACATAATTACCCGATAAACCCCATGTTGGTAAACGATAATATGTTCCACTACCATCAGTCCACTTCCATATATCAGTAGCACCTGTATCATCAAAAACAAATTGAGCATTTGGAGAGGTTCCTCTATCAATCTCTATACCTGAGGCACTAGAAGCGGCATCACCTGTCTGACCTTTATTTAGTAATATAATGTTATCTTCTATTTGTAAGTTAGTAGTATCAATTGCAGTTGTAGTTCCACTAACAGTTAGATTACCTGCTACTGTTAAGTTATTAATTCCTGATATATTCTTACTAGCATCTAAAATAACTGCTTTACCTCCTAATGCTGTTCCGGCAGTTATACCATCTACTAGATTTAATTCAGCCGCAGTAGAAGTAATAGCAGTGCCGCCAATAGATAATTTACCTGTTGGAACATCAAAAGTAGCATTATCTTTTATTCTTGCTACTTCTGTTCCGTCATATTGTTGGAAAATTAATTCTCCACCATCTTGTTTAGTTTTGAAAATTGCTGTTGTGCCAGTGCCTGTTCCACCAACATCTATGTTTAAATATTCATCTGTGTTATTTTTAAATGTAACACCACTAATGCCACCTATATCAATATCTAAACTACCACTTTCTATCTTAGTTAATGTTAATGTATTAGGTATATCTGCATCTGCTAGACCATTTGCTAGTATATTTATTTCAGCCGCAGTTGCAGTAACCGCCGCAAGTTTTGTTAGGTCTGCGGCTGTAAGGTCGTCATTGTCTAAATAATTAATTTCCGAAGCAGTTGCAGTAATACTCAAATCACTCAAATTACTAACAGAACCATCGCCTGTACCTGCACCAATAAGCGTGAGGATTTCTCCGGCAGTTACACCACTCGCAAGAGCAGGTGTTCCACTATTATTAATTATAGCAGGGTGAGCAGTATTAGTAGCACCATCAGCATAATTACCTAAA